TCCGTCACCGGCTAGTGTAGTGTATACAGTGGTTCCGCTCTGATATGAGCTAGCAGTTCCACCAACTTGGCTAGCTAGTGCATCAGCTAATGCACCATACTGACCTGTAGTTGTAGCACCAGCACCGTCATTGAAAGTTGAATAGTCAACAACTGCTGAAAAATAATCTGCACCACTGTGACGAGCACCTAGCCAAATAATACTAGCTACTTCTTCTAAAGCCTTAACAGCCTTAGTATAACCACCTTCTGTAATTGTTAGATCACCGGCTACTGAATCAGCAGTGAATACGTTGCTATAGTTAACTATAACTAGAGCTGGCTTCATGCCATAAAATGCACCAGTCTGTGTTGTTCCATTTACTCTTGAAATACTTGCCATTTCCGTTCTCCAAATATTTGCGTATCTACGCTGTTAATATTTATACGTTACTTAAAAAGAAAGGGCCTTAAGGCCCTTTCCAATACTTAATTTACTCTTAATTAAGAAGTTGCTAGTTTGAAACCAGTGTCAGTTACAACTGTTGCACTGCAATCAAATGCGCCAGTGTTACCATACCAACCGCCACCGTTACCGCCAGTGCGGATAATGTCACGGATCTGAGTTGCTGTTAGTGTAGCAGGTGCTTCAAGCATGATGCTTACATTACCGGTGGTATTGTTTTCTACCTGATAAGCAAGAATAGTTGCATTTGAACTTAGCTGACGGAAAACGCCACCTAGAGCGCCATTTACACCCATTTCGTTTGTTAAGTTACGAGCACTATCTGCTCCGATTAATCTTACACCATAGCACTTTGGTGTCTTTCCAATAAAGCTAACGAAATCACCAAGTGATCCAGTACTGCCATTTGTGCGATAAAAATCTGCCATTTTATTTCTCCAAAATATCTGCGTTATACGCTGCTAATATTTATTATTGTTCTTAAATTTTACCGTGCAGCAGAGACTTTTAAATTAGGATTTTTTAATAGCTGACTTAACATTTTTCTTTGTTCTGCTGCACTCAATCCATCTAAGTTATTTTTAATTTGATCTAAAGTAATAGCTACATCTGGAGCAGCTGTCTTAGGTGCTGCTGTGGTAGTAGTTGGGGCCGGAGCAGTGACTTTAGGTGCTGCTGTGGTAGTAGTTGGGGCCGGAGCAGTGACTTTAGGTGCTGCTGTGGTAGTAGTTGGGGCCGGAGCAGTGACTTTAGGTGCTGCTGGTTTAGTAATAGTATGAATTCCAGGAGGAAGTTTACCTTGAGTTTTATTTCGCCATGTTTGATTAGCAGTCCAATCTACTTTTGTTCCAGGCGCTGTTGGAGTTGCTGCCGGAGCAGCGACAGGTGCTGGAGTTGCTGCGGGCTCATTGGCAGGTTCATCTACTGCTACAGGTTTTGCGGTTTTTGGTTGAAGAGCATTTATTGCAGCTTGCTTTTTATCAACATAATAGTTGTTACTAAATTGATTGATAACACTTTGTACATTTGTATTATCTATTGCATTTGGTAATTCTATTTCCGGAGCCTTTTTATATCTCTGTGTTAAAAAATTATTCAATTCTTTAAAATAAGCGTTGGGATTTTGTGATACTGCAATTTTGTTAGGAATTTGAGCAAAATGATTTTGCCATGCTTTCATAGCATTTGATTTATCTCTTGCTTGTCTGGTTGCAAAATCATTTTCAATATTGCTTAATGCTTTTGCATCAGCAGTTGATGCTCTATAAGCAGAAATTCCTGCTTTTTGTCTGCGTAAGAAGTCAACAGGGCCTTCGTCTAATCTATTATCAACAATATCATTAGTCTTCATCACGCATCCTTCGCAAGCCTCTTATAAATTTATTAGGATCTTTGCCTCTTATGCTGTTAATAAGACGTCTTTCTAATTCATCTGCATCTTCATCCGGAAATGATTCTTTTATCATTTGAATTAAATTTATAGCACTATTGATAATATGATTAGCACGACTTTCGATTACCAAATTTCTGTCATTGGTTGAAACCATACTACTAATTTCATCTAATATACTACGAGTAGACTTACGCAAGTTTAATCCCCATATTATTTATTGAAAAATACTATTTGAAATTTATTAACAACATAGGAATTATGATGTCGATTTAATTTGAGCTAACATTTGTTTTAATTTACTGCTTTGTACATCAGCTGTAACTTGTGCTGGCTGTTGAGAAACACTATTATCAACTACTTGACTCTTAGTTTTGATGTTGTCAAAAATTGTGCCGCCACGCTTTTTAAAATCTTTGTTTGCTTCATCCTCAGGTGCATCCATAATTCTCAATGTGTCAACATTAAAATCAAGATCAATCTTTTGTCCAACACCACTCGAACTACGAGTCTTCATACATTGTAGCTGATACCTGCCATGTTCACGCATTGCTCTACTGGTAAAGATACCAAACAAGTTGTCTGCTGTATTGATCTTACTGATGCCGCCACTGATATGACTGTGGTCAAATTCAACTTCTTCAACTGCTGCTCGATTCAACTGACTGGCTGTTACTAGAAGTATCTGTAGTTCTTTTGCTAGATTACGCACTTCTTCTGCAACATACTTGTCCTTAACGAACAAATCACTGGGACTAACTTTGGTACTAACTGGCATCAGTAGATCCAAATAGTCAATCATAATAAAGTCAATCTTACGCTTTGTTTTAATCTGTAGTTCTTTAAGATAAGCACGAATATCATTGACGTTACTCTGTGCAGGCATATATTTGATCTGCAAGTTACCTGCACGTTTATGCATCATACGCACCTTCATATCAACATTATCAATATCCTTAAAGATATCTTTGCTGCCAATATTTGCAAGCATACTGTCAATACGCATACTGGTTAGTTCTTCACTGAGTTCTAGTGTAACATACACACCGTTAAGTCCCATAAGCACCCAGTTAACCGCAATGTTCTGCATGAACAACGATTTACCACTGCCGGAACCGCCTGCAAAGATATTGAGCTCGCCTCTATTGAATCCACCATATAGTAACTTGTCTAAGGTCAGCCAACCAGTTGATACTTGTCCATTATTGTCTTTAATCCTCATCAAACGTGCTTTGGGATCAGCAAAGTAATCTGTTCCCATGTCCTTAGTTAAACTGATCTGTACTGCGTCTTTGATTAGCTTCTCAACTGGATCATATTCACCTTTTTCCAGTAAGTCTGCTGCTTTGAGGATTGCACGTTCAAGTTCTTTTTGTCGGGTAAATCCTTCAAACTCTTCAAGAAACCAATTATAATGTTCTTCATTAAGCCCAGGTGCTGGTTGCAGATCACTCTTACATACAGCATTAATCTGTTCAAATGTTGGCATGGAATTATGCTTCTCACAGTGAGTTTTAATAAACTCAGCAGGAGCCCGCAAACTTCTATCAAAGTTTTCAATGTTATAGATATTTTGAACACGTACAAAACTTTGACTGTCTTGTATCATCATTTCTAAAAATAACTTCTGTATGCCAGATTCGTAATTATTTGCCATTGCTGTTATTATACACTTATCCTATATGTGTTGTCATTATGTATTAAGAAAACCACTTCTTCATTCTTAATTGAATTTTGAGATTACTGGTTTCAACACTGCTTAATATACTACGCATGGTAAACAACTGACCATATCTATTGACTGCATCTGCTGGATCTTTGATCCCATTATCCCAATCAGGAAATGCCACATTCCACCCATATTCCAATGCTGCATTAACAAGTCCTCGACCTGCTTTGTCTCTGTCAGGAACAACTATAATTTCACGATTTAAACTATCAATGACCAATGCTTGTTTTTCATTACATTCATTTGTCATAACAGCTAACGAATCTAAAGCAACCGCATCAAATAATCCTTCAACAACAATAGCAAACTTTGCATTGGACTGTTGTGCATCATATCCATAAACAAAGTTTGGAGGATAACTGCTGTAATATTTTGGTCTGCCTTCAAATATTAATCTGCCGCTGTATCCCATTGGTTCTTTTAAAAATGTAAATGGAACCAATACTCTATTTCGCAACGTTTCATCATTAGACCAATTAAACTGCTCTATTCTATCGCCAAGGCCTCTAGTATCTAAGTAATCAATGACAGCATGTAAAGTCTGTGTATCTTCAGTTGATAAATCCATTAAGCAACAATCCAATAAGTTATGTCCTGGACACAGATCTCTTGCTTCAAACTTTGGAAGTTCTTTTACAACTTCTTTTTTAAAATCTAAACTTGTATCTAAATTACTGAGAGCAAATAAGCTAAGGCGTCGAATTTCATCTTCACTTACACCCATCCAACTCAGTAGTTTACGCATCTTAAGAGTAATGCGACGACCTGGCTGCCATCCAGCAGTGAACCCGCAGTTGAAACAATGATAACTGATCCCGTTTTCTTGAGTGGGTAGCATACCGCCTCTCCCACGCTGATCAGCCGTTTGACCATTATGATGGCAGCAGACAGCATTAGCACTGATCCAACCTGAGGCAGTGTGTTTAGCCTTTCGACGACTAGTCCAAACTGATAGAATTTCCTGCTGGATTTCAAACATAGTGTATTATAACAGATTTATTATGGACGATAAAGTATTTTATCTACTGATCCGTTGTCAGTGGTAATTTTAAAACGCACCAGTCCAAATTTACCTTGAAAGTTTGAATAGATATTTCCAGTTTCTTCTGATAAAGTAGACTGTTGAATAGTAAACCAATCTGATGGCATTTCTGAAAGTGTAGCACTTAAACTACCCTGCACTTCAATGATACCTGAGAAATTAGTCAAGTAGTATTGTACTGTCTGTGACACTGCACGACTTTTAACTCTGTCAATGACTGTTAGTATATCAGAGTATACTACATTACCTATACTGTATCCATATCTACTGTTTTCAGTGTTATTGTAAAATGGGCCAAGATTTGGCTTTAGACTTTCTTGGAAGATTGGATAAACACCATCACTTAAACGAGCTTGTCCTTGGGCATTATAATTGTCATCTGCGTAGACAATTTTAGTTTCACCTTCGCCAGTTATCATTAAAACACTGTAGTTAAATCCACCAACAGTTAAATCATTTAAATCAACAGAATCAATTGTAATATACGCAACGCCTTTATTGATCCAAGGAGTTACTCGTCGAGAAAAAATTAACTCTCTGGTTGCACTATCCATTAGATTAAAAATAATAGTTGAATCCAGTAGGCTTTGTAATTTTTGATCTTGGTTTTTGAACAATAGTTTTATTTTATTGTCAATACCCTTAAACAGTTGAAGTGGCTTTGCATACACCAGCTGATTCTCCCTATTGGGCGCAGAATCCAAATTAATTACTAGGTTGAGTGTTTGCTCATATAAATAACCTGAGATTGACTGCATAAACCCCGTCTCCGTAATATTTATGTCATTAAGTTTAGAACAATTATTAGAAAAATATCCATTTTTAAGTTACGTCAAATATACTCATGACGATTATGTCGGCGTCATACAAAACCATGATGGTGATATAGTAAGCCTGTATGCCTTTAATAAACTCAAAACCGAAGATCACAAACTAAGGTTTTTAGAACAAGCTGATATATGGTGGTGGGAAAGTAATAGATCTATTCCAATAAACATTTTCCTCAAAGGAAGCTGGACTGAATTTAGATACAGTTTAGTTACTTTAAACACCAAAGATATTAAAGATCAGCAAGGGCATGTTGTTAGTTTAGCTAATTTAACTAACAAACGCACCAAACGTCGAGTAATGCAATTAGTTAGAAAGCTGAGTTAATAAATTCATATGCACTGTGACTAAATGGCTGTAAGCAATGCCATGTGCTTTCTTAAATGCGTAACTTCCATCATCAGTTTTGTTCCATATATGGGCAGCTATTTCACGCCAAGTTTTTCCTATTAGGAAACGTTTTCCTGGTCTGATCAATGCTATAAACATGGCCATACGAGTAATTGAATTTACTGGCTCTGGCATTTTTTGCAGTAGTTCATAATGATTACCGATATGAATTATCTTTTCTACAAATTCACGATACTGTAACATTTCCCACAGTGGCTCAGTTGTTAACAACTGATTTAAATGATCTTCGTCTCTGACCATACTATACACATGAACATTTAGAAAATCTAACTTAACATAACCTAAGTCTTCGGCATTGATATAATCAATATTGCTAATTCCATTTAATGGATTTGATGGAATTGGATTAGCATACACACCTGTGTTATGTTTTACCATTTCATTATTTTTTGAAATTGCTGCTGGAACGTGTTTGATATGTTTGAGAATTTGTTCTCGGTCAGCAAAATCAATATCAATATCAGCGGAGAATTTCATTGACGTTCAATATCTTCTTCGTTACAACTATCGCCATGTTGAATTTCAATTATTCGTAATTCTTCATTTGTACCATTGATAAGTTGATGCCACTGCCCACGTTTAATTACTACAATTGAATGTTGTCTTAGAACGTGAGATTCATCATCAAGTATCAGTGTTCCTTTGCCTTGCTTAACATACCAAAGTTCATCACGGTATTCATGACGTTGGTAGCTTAAACAACGATTAGCAGCAACTATAATTTCTTTTAACTTATAATGTGCATGTTCATCTAATACAAGATAATGTCCCCATGCTCTATCAGTTTTTTCCATTATTCTCTTTCCACTTGTTTAGAATCCAGCTGCTGGAATTCATCTTATCATCGCCTCCAACACCAAAAGCAAACTCAATGTCATCAACTACCATTTCAGGAATATTTTCAGCAGTTCTATCTCCACCATTGGCAAAGATATAATGATAGTTTGGACCCCAAAATGCTTTAGTCTTTGTTATAGCATCTATTCCTGTGTTATCGCTATCATTAAATGCAGTTACACCAGTAACCATACGTAAATTTTCAATGATTAGTGCTCTAGTTTTCCATAGTTGAAACGGCTTTCCTTTTTTACGGGCTAGCCAATCATCACTGTTAACTCCAACTATAAGATGATCTCCTAAATCTCTTGCAGCTTTAAAATATTTTATATGTCCTTCATGCAATGGATCAAATCCACCTGTAACAATTACAACTTTTAATTTATTTGTCATTTTGAGTCTTTCTTCATTAAATCAAAAATATCAACAGCATATTGTATTTCAGCAGTTTCTGGCAGTGATTCTGCACGCCAGTCTGAAAGCCAGCGCCATCTGTAATGCACTTCTCTGAGCCAATACCATTTTTTATCTATACGTTTTGGAAACCATAGAAATTCTTTTTGCCATTTTCCCCAAGAACTTCTTAGTTTATTATCTGCATCTATCCCGCCGTAATTCACAGTCCTGCCTCTTTAAGAATAAACTTTGCCATTTCTGTATCTGCTGGATAATCACGTAGTTTCTTTTGCCACACGTCAGAGTCTATGTATGGCCATATTAGTCTAATTTGTTCTGAGTTTAATTCAGCCAGAGCCAAAGTACCAGTGTCGCAGCAATACAGACACCAAGCACTAACCCTACCGTTTCTGATATCAGATACGAGTCTGTTGGATGAAACGCTCTTGAAGTAGTCATAGTAATTTCCTTCTGTTGATTCTGCATACTCCTGCATATGTTCAATTGATCTTGCAAGTGCATCTTCAGCTGCTTCTGTTGTTAGCAACTGCAACAAATACTTAGTATATATTTCTTCTCGGCACCAATGATCTATTTTGAAATTGTTTTTAAGTACAAATTCAATGAACTTATCAACTTTTATAGCACGGATATTATGACAGTATCTACCAAACTTTACAAATGCACCATAGAATTGACTTTGAGTAAAATCTTCATAGGTCTTTAATTTAGCACTGCCTTGTGATAATTCATAAAACCTAATCCAAGTTTGATAACCTAAGTTGACACCAATTTCAGTTTTTTGTTGAGCACGACGTTTTGGTTCGCATTGATGTGCTGTCAAAGTGCTTTCTCTTACAAAGCCTTTGTTGCAATATTGACACTTATACTCACCTTCTTTAGCGTTGGCTACGGCTTCAGCAATCAAACTTGACATGTCTGCTTTCATAGAGTTGTTTCGGTCCAACTATAGGTATTTGGCTGCTTACTTTGTTCTTTACTAAGTTCATGCAATACACGAGCTTGAACTAGTGCATCTTGAACTGTTGAACTACCATCATTGAATACTGGCCCCCACTCTTTCCACCATTGTAACATTTGTGCCAGATCAGGATTGACTGTGATCCTAATGTCTTGGCCACCATACACATCATTCATCATACCATAGCCAAGTTGATGATCCACTGTAATTGCTTTAATTGTCATTGTCTTTGCCTTTCAATGCTTCTTTAATCTTTTTGTCTTCCCAACCTAATTCAATTAACTCTAGAGTTAATTCTTCATCAGTTAAACTATCACTTAACAATTCTGCTTCATCTAATTTCATTGCAGGATACAAATTAGCTATAAGTTGAGCACGTTTATTTTTAGCTTTCTTACCTTTAAATGCTATCCATTCGTGCTTGTTAAAGTCTTTCTTATTAGGACTAATAGTAGTCAATAACAGCCATTGCAGTTTTGGATGCTTTGACAAACTCCAAAAATGCTTATTGACTGACATGTTCATTACTTGAATATAATAACTAGCCATTTCATCATCACTGAGATATGAGTTGTTAGTTGATCTGATTGCACTGCCCCATCTCAGCATTAGATATACGCTAAATTTCTTGCGTTCTTCAACTGTTAGCTCATCGTAAAAATTACGATTTTTATTATCCAGTTGTCGCATTTCGTTGTTTATATTCAGTTTATCAGACATGCTTTATACTACAACATTCCATAGCATTGACTCAAATAATCTTTTGAATATCTATACATTCACTAGCACGACTGATATCTTTAACAAAGTAAGCACAAACTGGGTTAGGCCCTTCACTTAACGGCACACATAATAGCTGCCCGTTGCGCAGTGTTGGAAAAAACCATTTAACATCTTGGTAAACATCCACTATCTCAATTGGATAAAACTGCGCACGATAACTCTTAAGTGGATTAAAAGTAAATGCTTCAAATCCTCTGTCATTTAACTTAGTAAGTGGTAGAGCTTCAAGATCACCAATTTCAGCTTCGCCAATTAGTATGCGCCAATTGTAGGGCATTTTGATTTTATATGGACCAATCTTTAAGACCAATGCTGGATCATTGAATGATTCTAAGAACACCAGTGGAAGAAAGAAGTAATCTGGTTCAGCTGGATTTGAATTATCTAATACACAAAAACGTAAGTCAGTGACTTCATCCGGCAATTGTGTCATTTCAAATACTGTATTTTCTACTGTGAGTATGCGCATTAAAATTCCTTATTTGTATGATACTTTTTCTATTGTAAATGGATAGTTTGCTTCTCTATAAAATTGCTTACGTTTATTCAAATGTCTCTTGGCAAATTTACAATTGCCTGTTACATCCCAAATTTGAACATGGTCTTTATCCTGTGCCTTACGGATTCCACGACCGATAGACTGAATGACACGAACAAAAGACTTGCCAGGCTCAATGAGTACAAGATTAAAGATGCGAGGTATATTAATGCCCACAGCAGCCACACCGTAGGTTGCAATAATAGTTTTATCCATGGTATCAGCAACTTCATCATAATGTTCCTTTCGATCTCCAGTTTTCATATTTCCACTGATAAACACACTGTTGGGTATAAGTGCAGCAAGTTCTTCACCTGCCGAAATGCGATCAACTAATATCAACGTATTTCCAGTTTTAATAATTTCACTGGTCAACTTAGCAATATAATTTAATCTTTCAGGATTAGTTGTTAGATATTTAAGTTCTTTCTGATAGTCACTAAATTCACTGTGTTCTTCTGTTTGAATAATGTTAACATGGCACTGTGCTAACACACCCTTGTCTTGCAGTTCGCTGGCACTGAGCCTATTGATAACATCGCCAATTGCAACCTTAAGACTGATAAATTCAAATTGCTCTTTTGGGATAGTACCTGTTAATCCCCAACGTATAGGTATATTTCCCATGTGTTCTGTAAGCAAAGCTTTAAGCACATCTGCTTTGGCCATATGAACTTCATCAACAATAACAGCAACAACACCTTCAATGAAGTTATACATAGTCAATTTCTCTGCAAGACCATCATTCTCTTTCTTAAGAATGTTGTTTAAACTTTGCCATGTGCAGATAGTATGTGTCTTGCCATAGTCTTTGCGATCACCAAAGTAAACACCAACATCAAGTCCCATGTTTTTGTAATCTTCTTCAGTCTGTGTCACAAGACTTTTATTTGGAACAATGACTAATGTACGTCCATACTGTTCACAACTGTGGCTGAGAGCAGCAGTCATAATTGTTTTGCCTGCGCCGGTTGCTACCTCTTGTAGGCACTGCGGATTAGCAAGGAAGTCATTGATAATTTCAATTTGATAATCACGTAGCACAACAGGTTGACCTTCTGCAGGGTGACCTTTAGGCCATTTAATATGACTGTATGATTCTGTAGTTACTTGATTAAAATTTAATTGCTGTTGAGTTTGACGACGGTCATCTAAATCAATGTTATAATTTCGTTCAGTGAGCCATTCAATTATATCCGGTAGTAAGTTAACATAAGTGCTGCCACTTAACTGAAAGTACGCAACTTTGCCATCCCATCTTCCTAATTTAACAGCTGGAAGATACCGTGCATATGGAACTTCAAATTTAAATTTAGCTACAAGTCGACGCCGAGCATCAACTTCTAAACCTTCTATCTTACAGTTTACTTCATCATTGATGATAATTTTGCAACTAGCCATTCAACAAATATACATTAAAACAATGCATAAATCAAAATAAAACAGGCAACACATGACATGTTGCCTGTTTAAATTATTAATAGGTAGTGGAATTAATCGTCTACATCTTTTGTTGCTTCTGCAATCTTTTTCATTTCATCACTGTCAGTAATTCTAAAATTATCATAAGTCTTACTTCTAATAATCAATGCAACAACATCACCCGGAGTAGCAGGTTCTCCAGTTTTAGCATTTTCACATTCCAGTGCATGATTCTTCATTAGCCAGCTTACTGCATGATACATACCAACAGCATACCCACCTTTAGCACCATTACTAAATCCCCACCTAAATTGAACTAGGGTATTGACCACAAACAAAGCCAACAACGAACCCAACATCCAATAATCAAAATTATTCATATACATCTCCATATTATTTACGCTGAAGCGCAGCACAATAGTCTGCTACCCACGTAGTATCTCGTGCTTCAACAACTTGTTCAAGCCTATCTAAACGCTCAAGTTCCTGCTTTACTGCATCAGGCTTCTGTTCGAAGCTATGATAATATGGCTGCATGTTCTGCACCTTGAGGCTGAACCCATACTGCCACTTTTTGAAATCGTCTTCACTGTTCATCTGTTTCATCCTTTTTAATAAACTTACCGCATGTCTTACAGAGTGCGCCAACGTAAGTTTCAGTTTCGACCATTAGTTTTGCGAAAGGCAAAGGCAACTCCCAAGCATACTCTGCTTGTCGCTTAAGAGCTTTGCTGGGACCTTTGTAGTCATAGCAAGTGGTCCAGTCACATGG